TGATGCTGAGAAAATAAAGTCATCATTCTCTGAGGTAGCATCGGAGAAGACTGCTGATCCATAAACTGCATTTACCGCATCATCGTTGAGGCTAAAGTTTTCTGTCGTGGATGCGACTGATGTGTCTCCGACATTTGGACTCTTAACAGTGAAAGTAGTATCTGCCCCTGTGTCGGCAAAAGTTATTGTTTTGGCAGATGTGTTAACCCCTGTAATCGTATGACTACCATTGATTGATGCATCAATATCATCCACATGAACAGTGCCTCCGACCACAAACTCTGAGGCAGGCGTGTCTTGAAGGGTAAGAGTTACGACATTTGTAGCCCTAGATGCCGCAGTAACCACATAGTTAATAGTCGTTGTGATAGAATTACCCATCGATGCGACTGATGTTCTACCAATAGGATTATACGAGATCCAAGTCTCAGTCATGTCAGACCAATTAATATCTATATCGCCCCAACGCTGTGATGATCCTACTGTTGTAAATACCTCATTAGCACCTGTAGAAGCATAGGTGATTGTGCGTGTATTGAAGTTAACCGAGGCTAAAGCAAATGTGCCATTCGGATCATCTCCTGTGAAGTTTAACCCATCAATCGTGATATTATCCCCAACGATGAAAGACAGGCTAGGAGTTTCGTCCAAGACTGCGGTGACTACATTGGATGACCGAGATGCGGATAAAATGATGTAGGGTAAACGGATCGCATCCTCACCTGTGGTAATCGACCCAAAGAGAGTCGATAAACCTTTGCGTGGTTGCCAAGTACCATCGTCATTCATACGACCATTCTTGGACAGGGCTACCTCACCGGGTTTTAACTGATTAGGTCGCAAGCGATTATTCATCCGCAGAAAGAAAGTATCACCTTCTGTCACGAATGGATCGTCTAGTTTGCCGTATGATCTGTATCTGCTCACTTCTTTATCTCCTGCCACAGTTTCAGGGACATATAAACCAAGGTCACTAAGCCCACTGCAATTCCGATCACCGAGTCAAATGCAGACAGGCCGAAGGTGGCCGCTGTGCCTGACATTCCTAAGACTGACACTCGATCAATCATTATTTAAATAGGCAGTCGAGTACGATGATTCCGATTATTAAAGCTACAAATACAGTAATCATTTTACCTCGCGTTGGGAGTGTTTCGAATTTCTTTTTTAGTAGAATTAAGTTTTTCATTTCTGATCGGAAGGTCGAGGGAAGGGAGGTCGAGTGGTGGATCGAGTGACTTCTGTTTTGGCACATCTCTTTGCCACAAAAATAGGGATTGCCAGGTAACATCCTAGAAGCACTGCCGCTCCTATTAGGATTCTTTTTATGTAGGAAGTAAATTCAGCGAATCCGCTCTGATGCTCGGCCATTCCCTGGGCTACCAGGGCAGATACATCGCCATGAGTCAAAGCCTCAATCGTTTCCTCGGCCTCTACGAGTGCATCTGCATTTTTTAAGGCTTCTCCGCTTACAGCACCTATGCCAGCACCGAGTGCCGCACCTCCTGGTCCCGCAAGAGATCCTGCACCTCCTCCGGCAATAGCTCCTAATGTCGGATATGTCGAACGAAGCGAACATCCCGCCAATAAGGTAAGTGCCAAGAGTGCATAGATCATCAATGCAAAGCTACCCATTGATTATTAGCGTATCCGTAAAATGCATTTGCTTGTGTATCGTATACAATCTCGCCATCAGTTGCGGAAATAGCATTTCTCTGCGCAGTATTCATCCTCGGCAGAACTACCCCACCTGTGGTGGAAGAAACTTCGAGGGGTGCGGAGGGGGAGACTGTATTAATACCGACCCTTCCGGGGCCACCTGTAGTGCTGGGAGCGTAGACTACGAAGTGGGGGGTATAGTTATTATTAGCTATATTTTGTGTGTCTGCGTGTAAGACTATGCCATCGGCATTAGAAAATATTACACCATAATCTTTATTAGCAGGTGGCTGTGTACCGGGAGCTAACCTTAAATACAAACTAGGTTGCATATTCCACGCTCCAGCAAGATCTTTCCTACTTATAGTATTTCTATTCGAAGATGAGATGCTACTATCAGCAACAATATTACCAAAGACATCTAATTTAGCTGTAGTACCCGTAGTACCAATCGCGACATTTCCGGAGGAGTCGATTCGCATAGCTTCAGTCGAATTAGTGCGGATTGCTAACTCATTGGGGGCAGGTGCGTGAATTGCCACCGCTGAACTGCTTGACCCTGTTCCATCGAGAGCATACTCGTCTGCAACCACATTACCATTTACATCTAATTCCGCACTCGGTGATGTTGTCCCCACCCCTACCTTTGATTCAGATATGGATAGGGCTGAAGGTGTGCCTTCCCCATCCGATACATACTTGGCATTGCTATCTACTCCATTCGTGTAATCGCCTACTTGGAGTAAGCCCTTGTAGGTATCGGCGGGTGTTTGGTTTTGTAAGTCGCTCATAATTTATTAAGGATTCGCGTCAGGGTCAAACTTAGCTAAGAGTGACGCTCACAACAGTAGCATCAGAAGCACCCGCATCGGTAAGTGCGATGTACAGCTTGCTGTCTGCGGTGTCAAAGAATAGTTCTCCCTTTGTCGCTTCCTTCTTAAACTTTACCGCGCCCGAATCTGATCCATGTTTGATCGCAATGGTAAAGTCCTTCCTGTCTAATTTATTGAGTGCCATGACTACTTAGCTTGCGGTTCCTGCGTTGATGCAAGGTGAGGATGGGCGAAGTCGATAATCGCCGTTTGCGGAGTCTACGAATTGCGGGTCGTCTACAATAATGCTATTTGCTGTGTCAGCGGACTCGCCTATACCGAAATAACAGTTATTGGATTCCGTGAAAGGTGTGGGACTACCTAGTGTTTTATTTGACCCATCTGATAGAAGGATTGAATTCTTAACAGTGAAAGAACCTTGGCTGTTTTTAAGAAAAACTGCCGCTCCTGCTCCTGAGAAAATTAAGGTGCAATTATTTAATGTCAGAGCATGGGTAGTCCCCACTCTATATCCAAAAAATGGGGATGTTAAAGCTTGGGTACAAGTAAATATACAACCTGTAAAAGTAGCGTTCATCGCTCCTGTATTAGAATTATTCCCCGATCCAAATACACTTCTTGTTCCGGAGTTAATATTTAAAAATTCACAACTTTCACAAGTTAGTAATTCTCCATTTGCTATCTCTAGTTCTGAAGCACCATACAGACCGGTTGAGACATTTTGAAACACTAATCCTTTCAAAGAAAACCCAGCAAAACTATCAGACGATCTTCCTAAATCTAATCGCTGTGAACTACCAAATTCTAATATTGCTTGTTTAGAATTTAAAGCTTCATAAGTCACATTGCTTGCTCCTAACGAAAGTGCTGATCCCTGCGTGTAAGTTCCGTCCGTGAAAAGAATCTTACCTCCACTCCCTGCTGCTGTTTCTGCTGTGCCTAGTTGATCGAAATAATAAGGATCAGCGAGTGTTCCTGTGCCTGTACCTGAACCTGGTTTGATGTATACTGTTGCCATAATATTTGTTTGTTAAGTTTTAAGAAATTGTTCCACCTGAGATTAAAAGTGGTGCTGGGTTTGCTCCGATATCCGGAGTGTTAAAACCTTGTCTGATTGGTAATCCGTTCGACCCTAAAGCGTCTGAGTCTCCTGATATAACTGAGTAAGTTCCTGATGTTGTGGTAATTTCAATATCAGGTTCTAATGAATCTTCTGAGACTGACAACCCAACCGTTATTGCAAACTTACCTAACGAGTTTATAATATTTAAAGTTCCGTCAGCATCTGAAGCTAACATCACTGACTTACTCGGATTATCTACTACTAAGAAACTCTGATTGGGAAATGCTCCAATGTGTGGATTGTCTGTGCCTCGTAAATTTTCGTCTGTAATTGAAGCCGCAGGTAAATTCGTTAATTGCGATCCATCTACGGCGGGGAGCTTGGCAGTTCCGTCCAATTGAACCACATTGCTTGCTGAAGTTCCTACATCCTGAGTAGCTGCCGTACCAAGCCCAAGGTTGGTGCGGGCAGTTCCTGCACTAGCAACATCGCTAAGATTATTACTTGCGACTAGATCGCCCTGGGGTGCGGCGGCTACCAGGTTGGCTACCGTTACTTTTTTCGTAGTACCATTTACCGATCCCGTGGTGTCCGAGACATCGGTGATCGGAATGATGTCCGCCACATCGGGTGTTCCGCCCAATGAACCGAGTGATGATATCTTCTTATTTGCCATTTTGTTTTATCTCCTAGTCGAATGCTAAAAATTGCCCGGCCTCTACCTGTAAGAAATCTTGCGCCTCTGTCTGAATAACGCCATCGGGACCAGCAGGTGGAGTTGGTCCAACCTGTGAGTCACCTTCAGTGTCTCCAATGTGAAGTCCTAGACCGAAGTAAGGCATTATTTAAGCCTTGTAGAGGATCGCACTACCACTCGAAAGAGTTATGCTAGTGAATGGTAAATACAAAACCTGACCCTGGCTGAAAGTGATTAAATCACCAACCAAGTCGGACGAATTATCCATTTGTCCCGTAATTGCTCCAACCACTGAATCCTCAGTGAACTGAACTGCGATGAAGTCGCCTGTAGTTGCTCCTGTGCCATTAACATAGACGCAACCATTGGCTCCCATGCTGTTAGATATATTGAATGATGATATGCCCATTTTTTATGATGTGGTTAAAACTGAAATGCCGAACGAGTAGCTCGGATAAGTGTTAAAGGTTATTTTGTTTTGCGATTGCAGGCGTTCTGCCCGATCTATTTCTAATGCGAGATATTCTTCCGCTCTATTCTCTTCCTGCATGGCGGCCTCTGTCTGTCCGTCTCCACGAAGAAAGTCGCTGAGTCCGCCGGCCACCAGGTAGTTAGCTAAAAAGTCAGGCACATTCGATTCCTCTCCTGCATCCTTTCCATAAGTTGGGCGAACTGCGGTCCCGACAATAAAGACAGATGTGACCGAACTGTTTGCCGGTAGAATCAAGTATCCGTCCAGTAGCTTAAAATCTAACAATACCGCCGTGCTGTCTGTGAATGGATTTTTCGTATAAACCTGGTGGATCTCCATGATATTTAAATCATTGTCGATCTGTACTGCCTTGCCTGCTGTGGGATTAGTAGTCGATCCGACTGACTTCTCTACCAGTTTGAGTAGTTCAGGCCATTTGCATCGATGCCAGGCTGTCTGTGCTCGACTGTTTAATGATTCCTTAAAGAAAAATTCATCCACCTGCGTCAAGGTTGGCAGTCCAGCCGCCATCTTGAAGCGTTTTTCGAGAGAATCAAATGTTACTGTTCTTGCCATTATTGAACATTTGCGATGCCTGGACTAACAGGCTTGCCTCCGGCTTGAATGTTGTGCCGGTTAAATTGTGATGGGGAACGATACTGCAAAATATCATTTCGATACTGACGGGATTGTTCCCGTACTAAATCGATTTCCTGCTGAAGGATGATTTCACTATTAGCCTCTTCTGCGATTGCCTTCTCCGTTTGGCCATCCCCACGGAGAAAATTGGCATAGCTTGAATGAACCAGGTACTCGAAAAAGAAGTTTGGTATTTCCTCTGAGTCGCCAGCCTCATCACCATAGTATCCTGAAGTAGCCGATCCCGAGTTTATCTCAGACCTCAAATCTTTACGATAGGTGACAAAAACATTTACTCCGTTTAATATGCTAGGCTCAATGATTTTGACTGATGGATATCCTCCCGAGTCTAACTCGGTTAAGAATGTATATTCATCAGGGTAACGGGTAGTAGTAGGATCTTCTTTATGAATGCGAAAAACAACATTAGCATCGTTGGCCAGCTTGTTGCTTGTTCCGTAAATCCGTAGCCTGTTGGCATCAGATGTCACTATAGCGACACTCTCTCCCATGACTGTAAACTGTGGCCAAGGATATCTCTCATGGGCTATACGAGCCGCACGATTTACGAGATCACGAAGGAAACTAGCATCTGTTGCCTGTAATGCATCAAGTCCGGCCAAGGCTCGGAATCTTGATTTTAACTGCGAATAGGTGGCGGTAGCGTAGTTTGCCATAATATAAAAAAATTAGTGTTTAACCTTGCACTCGGGGTTTGATTTCTCGAAGTCCTTTACAAAGCCTTTGTCTGCCCAGCATCCTGGTCTTTCCTGCTCATGGCGGATGTAAGTGGCTTTATCGACTACCCTTGCGAGTCTAAAGTCGCCTTTGCTTCCTTCTAAGGATTTAGCGGCTTGGCGGGCTTTTGTTTGGCGTTTTGCATATCCTGCTTTTTCACGCTTCACTAATGACTCGTTATGCTTACGGAGGTAGTATGCGATTTCGTCCTGTGACGAACTGCTCTTCCTGCCTCCCCTTACGATAATATTTAGACTCATTTAAATGGAAAAAAGGGAGCCGGTCTAACCCTAAACCGGCTCCCCAAGTAACAACATGATCAATAATAAACCCGAAGAGTTTAAACGATACTTCCTAAGCTTCGTGGATTGCCTACCCGCAATGTACACATCGCCTCAGTGAAAGCTCTTTTTCCGGCTCCATTGTCAGGAAGATCCACAATTGTGATACCTTCAAGGAACTTAAGGGAAACAGTGTCATCGTCAGGAATTAAGTAAGCACGATCTGTGTTTACTGTTCCAAGTGCTGTATCTGTTCCACTTGCTCCTGCATCATTTCGACCCAAAAAGAGGTCTGGGAGAATGGATAATTCTCCAAAATCTGAAATGTAAGTTAAGACACTGTTGACTAAAGTTTTACCACTCAAGTCCTGAGTAAAGGAATAAACAGGATTGTTGGAAACTGCGGCACGGGTGTAGTCAGTAATGGCGTTCATTACTGCTGGACCGGCATACAATTTGTAGGAACCTTTAGCACCACTAGCAGTGTAAACTGCCTGGAGTAATCCGCGAAGAGCAGACTCAGTCAAAGAACCAAGAGATACTCGAGATCCACTTACTGCACGGAATGCTTGTTTAGCACTTGTGTCGAAAGTGTTTCCTGTAGCACTTGGGTCAGACCAAATACCAAGTCCACACATGGTAGAACCAGCAGAACTTGATCCAACAGTCTGATCGTTTCCTGAAGCAATAGCTACTTCGATTGAGCGTTTAAGCTGAATCAAGCTTTTTGCTTTGGAAGCGTTAAATAATCCACCCTGTCCACCAGGAGCGACATCTACCATCTCGGCTTGACGAGAGACAGAAAAGTAGTCGCGAAGTGTTGCCACCCTGTTTCCAAGTCTTGCTCTTGAGTCGATCAAGTTTTGGGCTGTAGAAAGGTCAAGATCGGCTCCGTCGATATTTGAAGCAGCCGAAGCTGGGTCTGCGAGAGAGTCTACTAACCACTCGTTAAGAGTTGCCTTTGGAGCGGCTGATTGTGATAGCGTAGAATATAACGGCGTTTCTGTTGGCTCGACAGATTTCAGATACCCTTCCAAATTAGTTTGTGCACCTTTAGATGCATCTACATTATAGCTTGTTGCGATTGCCATTTTAAGTAATTCCTTATTTTAAGATTTTAAATTTTAGTCCGCTAGAAATGCGGCGAGATCGTTAACCGAGAGTGGTCCTTTCCGATCCAGGATTTTTGCCTTTTCCTTCTGTTTCCGAGTAGTCGAGTTTTCGATTGGCGGGGATGCATCTCCTCCATCGGTTGGAGGTGGAGCCTTACGCTTTTTGACTACCTTCTTGGGAGCCTTGGCGGATTGCTCGCTTTTCAATGCTTCAATGCCTCTGACAAGAGTGGCGGCGATAAAGTCACCATTGGGAAGGTTGTCCAGTACATTGCCGTATTGGTTTCGTAGCTGGTTATAGGTTTCTCTACGGGATTCGGATATATCATCATCTTTCGATGAATCCATCCACGGATGGGTATTGATTGTATCCCTACTCCATTCGCTTTTTTCCCTTAGATAAGCACTCCTCTGAGGAATCTTTTCAGTAAGGTATTCGTCAGCCTGGGTAAGGATATTACGAATATCATCATCGCTATATTCCTTGCCATCGACCTCTACGTAATCCTTGCCAATATGCTGAAGTGCAAACTTCTTGGCCGCTTGTGCTTCCCGCTTCAAATTTTCCAAATCTTCAAACGATTGAATGTTCTCCAATTCGGGTTGAGCCGGTTGCGATTTGCCTCCTGATTGCTTGAGGTTTTGAATCTCACTCTTGAGCGACTCCACTGTTTCTTCTGCTGATTTTGCTCGAGCAGTAAGACGCGAAATCTGTTTCAGAGTTTTCTTGAGAGCCTTTGGAGTTTCCTCCTCTACCTCTTCTTCAACCTCTTCCTCTTCGGTATCTTCTCCCTCATCCTCCTCTTCGTCAGACTCGGTTACAGACTGTGAAAGAACATCTTCTTGGTCGGCCGATGCTTCTGCTTCTTCGGGAGTCTCGGTGACTTCCGCTTTAGCCTCATCCGCCTGTTGAGCCTCCTGATCCGTTTCGACCTGCTCGACAAAACTTGCCGCCAAATCTTCCACCGATAGTGGGCCTCGTACTTGATTGTTTTCTGCTCCCGTGGATTCAGCCGGAGCCTCGCTAATAACTGTTTCTGCCATAATTTCTGCGTTTGTTGTAGAGTTCGCACTCTCTTGCTTGTATCTGCGGAGCAGATATGCTCCACCAGTGACAATTATAGCAGTTTAAAAAGCAGTTTTATCAGGTAACCCGAAAAATTTTCCAATTATCCTTAAATTTCTCATGCTTGGCTTTAGAATCGGGGTTGTGAGGATACAGTCCGATCCTCTTAGCCCCGTCTAATTCCATGCATGGGATGTTGTAAAAAATGTTTTCATCTTCGACATATGCCACCAATATGTCCACTTTTGTGCAGTCTATCGACTCTTTGCCGGTCGATCCACTCGAGGTCGTAACCATATAACGACCCAATCCACCCCGAGCCTTGTCCTTCGATTTACTCTCAGTCCCTTTTATCTGAATCTTAAATATCTTGCCTGCCGTGTTCATTACCAGGCAGTCCTGTGGCAGATAATCACCCAATGGCACAAAGACCTCCAGTCCATGCTCGAGGGCTTCCGAGAAAAACTTCTGCTCGTAGAGGTTACCCTTCCTCTTCATCATCGTCATCGTCATCGAGCACCATATCGCACTCGAAATCGACAACATCCTCATCGAGCCACTCCTCAATGTCTGACATTACTATCTTTGCCATTTCAGTGTCTTCAATATCAGACTCCTCAATCCAACGATTGAGCAATGCCCTATGCTCGTTTTTAAATTGCTGGTGGGGTGTCAGTTTCGGCATTGTCCAACGCCTCCAATATTCGAGTCAGTCCTGCAATCTCACCCGATAGACGGGCAAGCTTCTGCGGATTGTCCACATGAGTATAGTCCTGAAAATCCACCAGGCACATATCCCTCTGTTCTTTAATAAAGTCCTTAATCACCACCCACTCGGTCTGTTCTCCGAGTCCGGCTACTGCATCTCCTAATTTCATTTTTTCCTTCTTACAG